AATCTGCTAGTGCCCACATATAACAGTACCCACACCCCTGCAGGGTAGGGGAGTGGGTAAGAAATAGGAATGATTATGAAATAACTTGTGCTATAATATCACTTAGAAAGGAGGTGTATGAACATGCTTAATCTGCTGTGGGTCATTGGGGCCGTGATTGATATTTTGAGAGGGGTGAACAATGATGATTTCGACGATTAGCAATTATTGCACGGTTTTGTAGTGTTTATAGCAACATATGTACTATAAAATGCGGTACACTATAATTGTACCAAGAAAGGGGCCACACCGGATGGCTTGACCCGGGTCCATTCAGATCAGTCCCTTGGGTAAAAGGTTGGTGACGAAAATGCAAAGTTTATTCAATTCTTTATTAGAAACTGCCGCTTTGTTTAGAAAATGCGATGGATATTCGCAAAGTAAAATATTAACAGAAGAATGCGCAGAACTCATTGTAGCTTTATCGCATTTTGAAAGAAATAGAAAGGGGTCTTATGATGAAATATTAGAAGAACTATCTCATGTACTGATATCCTGTTTTGCGCTTATAATTTGCGCAAATATCCCAGTGAACAAGCTTATAGTGGAAGTAACTAAAAAATATAATAAGTATCATGTTGAGAATACCATTAAATAAAAGGAGATAATTACCATGATTATTAAAGACGCACTGGGCCATACTGCAGAGGTCCATATGTATGACAATAACACCGGCATGGATTTCGTCGAAGAGTACCTGAATGCCGGGTCCCTTGACCGTGATGCTGATGGTGCCTACTTGGTGGAAGATGTCCACTACATTGACGACTATGCCACCGAAGCATGTAACGGCAGCAACCCCGATTTTGAAGAGGCTTTGAATGCCGAATGGAGCTTTAAGGAGATGTGACAGATGGAAATGCGCAAGTTTATCGTTGAAATCCACCCGGATGGTCATGTGACGTGCTGCGAGTATGAGGATTCCGAGAACGCTATTAGAGTTGCTAATGATCGTTCGTGGCTGTCTGGGTACCGGCAAGCTCTTAGTCATTGCGCTGAACAAGTTGAATTGCTTAAAGGCAACAGTGCAGAGGTATGTTTAATGCGTCGGGGTGCTACCCTTGTACGAGATGGGGCCGAAAAGATGTACAGAAAATATGCACAAATTTTTCAGCATTAGTCGAAACGGCCCGGAGGGCCGTCTACCGGGACCGCCCGCCCGGTACTGATGATGACAGGGCCAAATGAAAGGAGTTTTGTATTATGTCTGAAGCAATGACCAAATCCGAAAACACTGGTACCGCTATGACGGTGGCTGATGTGATGAATACCGGTCTTGGGTACACCGACATGAATCTTACTGACCGCTCTGCAGCAGTTGCGTTTTATAACGCGACAAGCAACCCCGCCAACAAGCTGAAAGAGCACGTCAACGAGGTGCTGTCCTTGGTGCATGTGTCCGTGGAATGCGTGGAGGTCAGCAAGGAGGATGCACCGGAGGGCAAGGTGATCGCCCCGCGTATCGTCCTCATCACGGAGGATGGCCAGTCGTACGTGTGTGTGTCCGTCGGTGTTTACCAGTCGATCAAACGCATGTTTACGCTGCTGGGCACCCCGGACACCTGGGCCAAACCTGTGAAGATCAAGCCCGTGCTGATCAGCACCAAGAAGGGTCAGGTCCTGTCCCTGAACCTGGTTTAATTTGACCGGGGCCACAGCACTTTGTGCTGTGGCCCTTATTTGTTTAGGAGATCACCATGAAAAGCATTAACATGTCCATACTGCTGGAGAGTGACGACCCCATCCAGGGCCTTGCAATGGCTATTGTATACAGCGGAGTGGTCGAAAAGGACGTAAAGTTTTTTTGCTCCGAATGGGCCAAAACCCTTTTCCGGTACCTGGATATTGAAACAGATCCCCTTGACTGGTATCTGATGATATTGGAAAGAAAGGAACGTGAGAAGCATGGCCGTAGGTGCAGCCAAAGCAAGCGCAACACTTAAATATGACGCGGAACTATATACCCCGTATGCCCTAGAATCATGGCCTGACCGCGAGATGCGCAAGGAATACACGCGATTGCGTGACATTGCCCAGAAACGTATCAAGCGACTGTCAAAGGACCCCATCAGCAGCACGAGCGACATTTATAAAGAATTTGCCGGAGGCTTCCCTACCATCAAAGCAATGCGCGGAGATCGCAAAGCGCTTGAACAAGCCCTTGCCGATGTTGCGCGGTTTGTCCGCGCCAAGGGGTCCACTGTGGGCGGAGCCCGTGAGGAATTTGCCGAAAAAATGAAAGTCGGAGGCATCGACGTGTCCGAAGTCCCCGAAGATCAGTACACGGCCCTGTCAGAATGGTGGGAGATCGTTAAAGCCTCCGGTGTGTACTATTATCCGTCAGATCAGCCAGTCATGTACTGGCGCGAAAAAGGCGGCTATAATGTCAGCATTGACGATTTTGTCAAGTGGCAGCAAGGTGAGGTCAGTTATGGCAAAGACTGGGACTATAGCGACGGCAGCAGCTCTGCCGACCTGCGCGGAGGTTTTGGTGGAGGCTTGTAATTACAATCCCGTGCCCTGGCTCATGGAGCACTTAGATTGCAAGCACACCAAGGGTAAAAAGCGCAAGACCAACAAAAAACGGCTGTACGTTAATATGCCGTGCGCGTTTGATATTGAGACCAGCCGAGTTTGTGCCGATGCAGACGGCAACCCCCACACTATCATGTATATTTGGCAATGCCAGCTTGGGCTAGATGTCACCATCATAGGCCGCACTTGGGACGAATGGTTACATTTTACCGATACGATCAGCGACTACTTGCGGGCCAATAGTGGGCCGCAAGGTAACTGGTACTTGTGTATGTATGTGCATAACTTGGCGCACGAATTTCAGTATTTGTCCGGGGTCATGACTTTTGGCCCTGGTGAAGTGTTTGCCAGCAAGCCCCGTAGGGTGCTGAAATGTGACAACCGTGCGATCGAATACCGGTGCAGTATGCGTCATAGCAATCTGTCACTTGACGCATGGGGCAAGCAGCTGGGAGCCCCTCATGCAAAATTAACAGGCACTCTTGATTACTCAAAAGTCCGCTATCCCTGGACCCCGTTGACATCCACAGAATTAGCGTACTGTATCAATGATGTGCGGTGCATTGTGGAGTGCCTGCTGATCGAGATGGAGCGCGACGGCGACGACCTGTATACACTGCCATTGACGCGAACCGGTTATGTCCGGCGCATGGCGAGGCAAGCAATGTATAAATGGGGTATCAACCGCGTTAAACGCCTGCTGCCGTCCTGGGAACTGTACCAAATGTTGCGTGAGGCATTCCGGGGCGGTGACACCCACGCCAATCGGTATTATGTCGGCCTCCATCTTGAGAACGTCGGGTCCGTCGATATGTCAAGCGCTTATCCTGCTGTGCAGTGCGAATGCTATTTCCCGATGACACCATTTCGGCAGGAGCCTGCCACCGTGCAGCGGCTCATGCAATGTATGCGGCACGGCAAAGCCTGCCTGATGCGCCTACAGATCAAAGGATTACGTCAACGGTTTAAGTGGTGGGGATTTCCGTACATTCCGCTAGCCAAAGTCCGGCACTGCGAGGGGTACGTAAACGACAATGGCCGCTTGCTGTCTGCAGATCATTTTGAAATTACTATCACCGATATTGATTTTAGGATTATCGCCAAAGAATATGACTGGGATGCCCTCAATGTGTTGGACTTGTACACGTCCGACTATGGCAAGCTGCCAAAGCCCTTAACAGATTGTGTAAAAGAGAGCTACACCGGCAAAACGTCCCTCAAAGGTGTAGCGGGTCAAGACTTGTACTATGTTAAAGCCAAAGGTGACTTAAACAGTTATTATGGCATGACAGCACAAGATCCGCTGCAGCTGGATACACTTTTTGACGAGGATGACCCGGATGAACTTTGGAGCGAATGCACCGACGACCCAGAGGGCAGTTATAACGATCACTGCCCGCATTTGTTTTTGCCATATCAGTGGGGCGTCTGGACTACAGCCCATACACGCAAGCGCCTCAAGATCGCACAATGGGCCGCAGGCAAAAATGGCGTGTACTGCGATACCGACAGCGTGAAATACATGGGTGACATCGACTTGACGGATTTTAACAAGGCCGTGAAGCAGCTTGCAAAAGATAATGGTGCCTGTGCTACAGACCCCAAAGGGCGCACACACTATATGGGCGTATATGAGCAAGAGCACAGTTATGCGGAGTTTATGACCTGGGGCGCTAAAAAATACGCGACCACCTACACCAAGGGCGGCAGGATTACAACCACAATAGCAGGCGTCAGCAAGCGTAAAGGCGGGCTAGAGCTGGCCCTTTGGGGTGGTTTTGATGCCTTTAAGCCTGGATTTACTTTTTGCCTTGCGGCAGGTAACCAGGTCGTTTATAATGATCGCCCAAAGGTGCCAGATTTTATAGTTGACGGGCACCGGGTCCACATAACCCGTAACCTATGTATCTGCGACAATACCTACACCCTAGGCATCACGGACGAATACGCCAAGATACTGGGGTACAAGATCATGGAGGTAGTTTGATGATTAAATTATACACAGATGAGGGGTGGCCCAACTTTTCGGAGGATGACGGCATTCTATCCACCGGGGCCCCCATCATTTTTATCTGGGGCGGACGTGGTACCGGCAAAACATACGGAGCGCTGAAGCATGTCCACCAAACGGAGGAAGAGTTTTTGTACTTGCGCCGCACGCCGCAGCAGGCGGAGTTGATTTGTTCGTCCCCGCTTATGTGGCCGTGGTCCCCGCTGAACAACGACTTGCACACACATTATGCCCCTTTTAAGATGTCAAAAATTGCGGGCATGTATGAGGTGGGCAATGCCGGGGCCTATACTGACACCGGGGTACCTATTCGACCGGCGCAGATGTCGGGGGTACTGGGCAATGTTGTCACCATGGCCCGCACCCGTGGCTTTTCGAGCCCTAACACCGATATTATAATCCTGGATGAATACCAAAAAGAGGAATCCGACTATTACAGGCGCGGTGAAGGCGTGGGCCTGGCGAACATATACGAGACGGTTAACCGTAACCGCGAATTGCAAGGACAAAAGCCCATCACGCTGCTGTGCATGTCAAATGCCGTTGGCATGGCAAACCCCTATTATATGCAATGGGATATCACAGACACCGTGGAAAAGATGATCGGAAAGAAAGAGCGCGTGAAGCTGTTAAAAGACAAGGACATTCTGCTGATTGACTTGGTGGACAGTCCGATCGCCAAGGAAAAAGCAAATACGGCCCTGTACCGGTCCATGAGCGGGACCGACTTTTACCGGTCGGCAATCGAAAACCAGTACAGCGCGGAGGAAAAAAGCCTTGTGGCGTCCCGCCCCTTGCGCGAATATTACCCACTTGTGCAGATCGGCCGCTGCTGTATCTATGAGCATAAGAGCAAGCCCATATATTATGTATGCCGGCACCGCTCCGGCGAGATGCCAATATATGGCACCGGCGACTATGAACGCAAACGATTCCGGGCCGCGTATGGGTATATCTGGCCCGCATATCTGCAGCGGCAAATTGAGTTTGAGCGATATTCGGATGAAATTTTTTTCCGGGAATACTGCAGCGCCACTTGATTTTTTCGCACAATCGCATATAATAAAGATAATCCCCGGTGCCCAAAGGCAGCCCCCAGAAGGGGTGGGCAAGCGTCAGCCAGCGCAAGAACCGGGGATTTTATTCTATTCATATTTTTTTTACGGAGGTACACAAAATGGATGCTAACACTGTGATTCAGGCTATTTCTAACGTGGGTTTTCCCATCGCTGCTTTCCTCCTGATGTGGTATCAGTGTAACACTGTCGTGCGGGAAAACACGGCCGCTATCACCGAAATGCGTGTTGCCCTGGACGACATCAAAAAAGGGTGATCGCCATGGGATGCTATATTATTTTTGCCCAGTCGATTACCAACGAGCGTGCATACTTGCTGGCTGACCTGTGTACCCGTTTGGGTATCGGTTACTATAGTGACTGGGCCAACGATGCCCGCACGCGGCAGTGTTGCGCCGTGGGCCCTGTCACCAAAGGCGACAAAGACCAGGTAGTTAAATGCTTGGCACATGAAACATACGTTGTAATGGAGGCGACCAAAGTTGAAAATCAGTGAAAAAGCGGCCCTTGCCATGGCCGGGTACACGAAAGCCGAGATTGAAGCAATGGACAAACCCACGCAGACGGCCCCTGCAGCTGTCCAGAATCCTGCTATCCCACAGCAGGTCCCGCCCTTGGCGGCTCCACCCGCCACGCAGATCGCACCGCAGCCCGCCCAGCCCGCGCCGCAGCCCGTCGGCCAGTATGATGGCCTTGAAGCTCTGCTGCAGCAGATTTTGCAGGGCCAGCAGTCCACCACCCAGGCAATGCAGACCATGACCCAGACGATGCAGGCCAACGCGCTGGGCCTTGGTATCCAGCAGCAGCCCGCAGCCGATGCAAGCACGGTGACGGCCCGGATTATTGACCCCACTTTTGGGCAGGAGGTGAAATAAGATGCCGCTTGGTATGAGTTTTGCGGACATTGCCGCAATTTTGACCGAGATCAACAAGATGGCAACTGGCCAGGAGCCCACGTCTCCCATCGTGGACACCTCCAGTTTTGTGTCTGTCGCGCAGGCCACTTTGCTGACTGGCACCGACAACTACACCAAGGCAATCAGCCAGGTGCTGGGCCGCACTATTTTTGCGGTCCGGCCCTATGACGCGCCGATGAAGCGCCTGCAGGTTACCGGCGACGACTGGACCAACCACGTTCGCAAGATCAATTTTTGCGATTCCGACCCCGTGACGGACAAAGCATGGGCCCTGGAAGAGGGCCAGAGCGTGGATATGTACGAGGTCCACAAGCCCAAAGTTTTGCAGACCAACTATTATGGCCAGACCAACTATAGCCGCGTATACACCCAGGCCGACACCCAGATGCAGGCAGCATTCAAGGGCCCCGAAGAGCTGGCACAGTTTTGGTCCTCTTTCGTGCTCCATCTGTCCAACCAGATTGAGGCTGACCGGCGCAACCTGGCCAACAACCTGATGGCCAACCACCTGACCGGCATGACTGTCACCAGCCCAAAAAGCGTTATCTACCTGTTGGACGAATACAACGCCCAGCAGGGCACCAAGCTGACGGTTGCCGACGTGTACAAGGAGGCCAATTTCCCCGGCTTTGCAAAATACGCGTATGGACGTATTAACGACATTTCCCGCCTGATGAAAGAGCGTACCATCAACTGGCACCAGAACTGGGAGATCGGCAGCAAAACTTACAGCATTATGCGTCATACCCCGTATGATCGCCAGCACCTGTACTTGTACAGCGGGACCCAGAGCCAGATTGATGCCCGCGTTATCCCCGAGGTATTCCACGATGACATGCTCCGGTACCGTGACGCGGAACAGGTCACGTTCTGGCAGGACATCAACGACCGCGAAAAGATTTCGGCGACCCCTGTTATTACCAGTACCGCCGGCGTGGCAACCAAAAATGCCGCTGTGCAGCTGACAAACGTGTTTGGATGCTTGCTTGACTGGGATGCAATCGGCTACACCCCGAAGCTGTCCCGCGTCGTCCCCACGCCGATGAACGCACGCGGCCTGTATACCAATTTCTGGTATCACTATGGTTGGAGCTGGTACGACGATTTTACCGAAAACGCCGTTTTGTTCCTGATGACGGCCGGCGACGTGACCGCGCCCGGCAAAGCAGCCAACGCCACCACCCTGAAAACCACCATGCACAAGGACGCAGACCCCTCCAAGTCCTGACCGGCACCGGCGGGCTTTGGCCCCGCCGGTTATTTTATAAGAAGGTGAGCAGCATGCAGGCAATATTTTATCAGATCAATAAGCGTTCAAACAGCACCAAGCTGCCCACCGGTGGGCAGTCGTTTGAGATCAACCTTAAAGCCCCGTGTACCATCATCGACCCCGAAATTAAGATTGCCACGGACAGCAACCCCACCGGATACAATTATTGCAATATACCTATCTTTGGCCGGTATTACTGGATTAAAAACTGGACATATTCGGACGCACGCTGGATTGCGTCGCTGACCGTTGATACCCTTGCAAGTTACCGGGACGAGATCAGCAGCGCTACAGAGTATGTGGTAAGATCGTCCGCCAAGTATGACGGTAATATTATAGATAGTTTGTACCCAACAAAAGCGCCTATCACCACAAAGACCGTGCGGGCAAGCACCACGCCGTTTACCGATGACCCGGAGGGCAATATTGGTTTTTTTGTTGTGGTGGTCAACGCCCCTGGATATGTGTCTTTTGGCGGTGCCATTTATTTAGCAATGAGCGGTACCGCATTTCAAAAGCTCATGGCCGCACTCCTGCAGAATACCGACTATCTTAATATTAGTTCGGAGGAGATCAGCAGCAACTTAACAAAAGCGCTGTTTAATCCGATTCAGTACATTTCGAAAGCCTTCTGGATTCCGTGCGGAAATGCAGCCATTGGCACCCCGATCACGGAAATTCCAGTCGGCTGGTGGAAACTGCAGAATGTCGGGAACGCTTATGTTATACAAAACAGCAACGACAAGCAGGTATTTACATTTAGTATTGTCACCCCGCACCACCCGCAGCTTAGCACAAGAGGCGCGTACACAGATGGGGCCCCGTATTCCGAGTACACATTATACTGCCCGCCGTTCGGGGAGATTAAATTAAATGCCAACTTGTTTGTGCTGCAAAGCACATTGTACTGCAGATTGACGGTTGACTACCGCACCGGGGATGCTGTCCTTGATTTGGCATTTGCGCAAGATTTCGGTACCATCGTCTTTTCCACCTCCAGCAACGTGGCAGTGCCGGTGCAGCTGGCGCAGATCGCCACCAACGTCAATGAGCTTGCCAGTGTGGGCGGCCTGATTCAAACGGCGGTCGGGGCTGTGGCTGGCGGCATTGCGTCCTTTTTCGGAAACGGCGACATTGCCAACGGCATAGCATCCGGTGCCCAGCAAACCACCGTCACCAGCCAGTCCAAAGGCGGAGGGGCCAGCGTCGCAAAATACGGTATTACCCCATATTTGACCGGTGCATTTTATGAGATCGTGGACGACAACAATGAAGATCACGGTAGGCCCCTGTGCCAGCGTGTGCAGCTGTCCACGATTCCGGGCTTTATCATGGTCGACGACCCGGATCTTGCTTTACCGGCGACGGCTGCCGAGATCGACAGCGTCAAAAGCTTTTTGCGCAATGGATTTTTCCTTGAGTAGGAGGTGTTTATAATGGCAGTATATAAGCAATGTATCACAGGGGTATCACCCATTAGAGTGTCTGCAGCATATCCCGCATACTCTGACGGCAGCTACCATGGCGGCATTGACACGGTGCATAAAGATCACAAAGCATATGCACCAATGGCCGGTACGGTCGTAACAGCCCATACATGGCAAGGCGGCACAACTGGCAACGATTCCTGGGGCAACTACATCGTAGTTAAGATGAGCGATAACAGCTATTGGCTTGCTGCTCATTTTGCCCGGCAGATTCACAAGGTCGGCGAAACAATCACCCGGGGCCAGTATATCGGCGAGCAGGGCCGGACGGGCAATGTAACCGGCATCCACACCCACTGGGAATACTGGGTAGGCGGCTATGGGACCGCGAACAGATCAGACCCCTCCGCTATTCTTGGAATTCCGAACCAGGTGGGAACTTGGGAAGTCGAATGGGATGCAAGCAATCCCCCCGGGCCGGGTCCTGGGCCGGGTCCGTGGCCTTCCGGCAAGCTGCCGGTGTGGCTGCTGTTTAAGATGGCAAAGGGGGGCAAGCTGTTATGACGGCACCCTACAGTTACGAGCAGATCAATGCCCATGTATCACCGGTGACACCGTCCGTCATGCACACTAAGGGCAACAACCTGTCATACTATTTCCGAAAATACCTGTTTTTGGAAGCCGTGTCTATGGTCCGGTGGACACTCCCCGACACCTGGCCCAGTAACCGCTTGCAATACCTGGTATTTGGTTCCGGCGGTGTGACGGTATTTAACACTGATCGGTACGGCCTGGTATATGATCGCATGGGGCTTACCGGTATCAATATCTTTTACAATCCCACACACTCCATTGTGGCAAATCCCTTTATTAAGGGCAGCCCGTATTTGCAGATCGGCAGGCAGTGTGAGATCATCAACCTGCAGCCTGATTATAGGGGCATGGTGGATATTGTGGCATATTACGGGGATATGATGGCACTTGCCGCCCAGACCATCCAAAGCAATTTGATCAACAGCCGTTTGGCGTATGTGTTCGCGGCAGGCAACAAGGCGGGCGCGGAATCTTTCAAGAAAATGTTCGACCAGATCATGCAGGGGGACCCCGCTGTTTTCGTCGATGCGTCGCTGCTTAAGGCATCCAAAACGGGAGCCTCCGGGCAATCCCCGTGGATGTACTTTTCGGCGGACCTCAAAGGCAATTTTATTACCAATGAGTTGCTGACGGCCCTTAAAACCATCAAGGCGCTTTTTGATACCGAAGTCGGTATCCCCAACACCAACACAAGCAAAAAAGAGCGCATGCTGACCGATGAGGTCAATTCCAACAACGTGGAGACGGCTGCAAAAGCGTCGCTGTGGCTGGACAGCTTGCAGCGCAGCTGCGAGCGGGTCCACAAGCTTTTTGGGATTGACAGATCGCAGCTGTGGGTTGATTGGAGATTCCCACCCGACACCGGCATGCAGGAGGTGACCAACAATGCACGCAACACTAAGCTTTAACGGGTTACTAGCAGGATACCCCCCACTATTCGATGACCTTAAAGTCCCTGACAGCGTATCAAAAGAGGCGGTATGCAATCAGCTGCTATTTGATACGTTGGAGCTGGAGGTACTTTATACCGATGGCCCCACCATGCAAAGGGCCCTGGGCGTGTTTTCCAAAACCATGCTGCCCAGCTGGACCCGGTACGCGGCAGCCCTGGGCCTTGACTATGACGTGCTGGCCTCCGATGATCGCACCCGCACCACAGATCACCACGGGACCAACAGCGGCATCAACAGCAGCAAAAACGTGGTGGCAGGCAAAACTACCCGCACCCCCGACCTTACTACCATCGGCCAAAACAATGGCAGTGACAACACGACAAGGGATGTGACGGGTTTTGACAGCGGGGCCTTTGTGCCCGCCGAAAAGAGTACCACCACCCTGGGCACCGGTAACAAGATCACCAGCACCGGCACGGACACAACCACCGACGACCAAACAACCACCAATGACGGCACCACCAAGGCACAAGATGAGTACAAAGACACCGTGACCGAAAAGGGCCGGGCGGGCAAAGACCCGCAGGACCTGATCGCCAAGGAGCTGACCCTTGCGGCCAAAAACGCGGTGAATAAGATCGTTGCAGATATTCAGGCAAACTTTTGCCTGCTGGTATATTAAGGAGATGGCAGCGAATGAATGACATTTATCCGATTCACAAGGCACCTTACACCAATTTCCACGATCTTAATCTTGACTGGATTATTAACACGCTCAATGATTTCAATGTCAGGCTGACAAATTTTGTCAGCCTTGCCACCATCAAGTATGCAGATCCCATTTTGTGGGACATCACGAGCCAGTACGAGGCTAACACCGTAGTAGTTGACAGCCAGGGCAACGCCTATTTGTCTGTGCAGCCGGTACCCTCCGGCGTATCTCTGGACCGCACCGAGTACTGGACCAAGATCGGTAATTTTGACGAGCTTTTTGTCAACGTTAAAAAGGCAATCACGCCCAACGATGAGGGCCACAGCACGACCGCAACGGCAGCAAGGGCCGTTAATGATCTGGTATGGGTCAATGGTGTTTTGGTGCGTATCACGCGCGCCATGAGCGCAGGCGACGCGTATGTGCAGGGCTCCAATTGCGTGACGAGTTCTACCAACGAGATTCTGCACTACTTGCTTGCAGCCCTGAACACCGAGCAGCAGGCCCGTAAGGACGCAGACACGCAACTACAAACGGACCTCGAGGCCGCAGAAACAAACATCGAAAATATTACCAATGCACTGCCCAACAAGATCGACAAGGATACCACCGGAGACCTTGCGCAGACGGTCAGCGGCAACTATAATCAAACGGTTGACGGTAACACGGCATTGACGGCCAAACGTTTTGATATCTATACCGAACTTGGCAAGGCTTTTACCTCTCATTCTGGCGTAATATCAATCGGTAACGAGAATGTCCCGACATGGATTTACAGCAAAAAGCTTCGGTTGGCATCTACACCGCTGGTAAACATTGATGATAATTACGCATATGCTACCATTGGCACACGTGTTGATGAAGAGACAAAATTTTTGGTAAGCCGCACCGGCAAAATCCCCGCACAAATCAAGCCATACCCCCGCAGCATTGAAGAATTCCAGGAGCTCAAAAAGGACGGCACCGACGACATTACCAGAACCCTTAATGTCTACACCCAACAATTCCCGCTGTTTATCCCGTCCGGCACATACAAGATCAGCACCACGGTGTATCTCAAGCATAGCTTGTACGGTGCAGGCGCGTCCCGTGACCCGGCACGCGGAACCAGTGATACGATTTTGCAGTATACCGGTGCCCCCACGGAATTTAACAGAAGCGGCGTTCTGAAGATATCCGGCAATGATGTCACCGGTAACATCGTCATCGCAAATCTGGATATCATTTGCAATGGCATGATCGGCGGCATTGTGTTCACGACCGACAAGTACACCGATAATTATATTGCTAATGTAAGTATCAGCGGTGTAAAATCCTATGGCGTGTATTTGCAACCCGCTACCAGCACATTAAGCCGGTATTGCTACATGGATAATGTTTCGGTATGGGGCTTTAGTGATATGAGCCCCTCCGAGCGTATTGCTGGCAATGTGGCGTTCTACTGGGGTGACAAGTCCCCGGATTGTAATTGCAACAACCTGCTGGCAATGGTATGCCAGACCGGTTTTGACTGCCGTACTAACGTGTTTGGTTGCAACTGGATTACTTACAACGGCATCCCCTCCGGTGGTACCGGGGGAGTAGACGCTAATACTTGGTGGGAGGATACCAACGGCCTCAAAGTCACAAACAATGATGTGCATATTACCAACCTGTATCTTGATACTTGCCGCAGGGGCATTGTATTTGACGGGCCGGGCAAGGCTGCCGCATATATCAACAACCTGATTTATACGATCAATGACGACACGGCAACCACCGGAGAGGGCAACGCGGCACTTGCACTGATTGGCACAAGTCCCAGCCCACAGCTGACGGTCAACGGGGGTGTTATCAATCGCACGGCAAAAGTATCCACCACGGTGCAGACAATCGGGCAGTATCCCGTCACGGCCATGATGTGTAAGATCAACAATGCGTATATCTACACCAAGCGCGAGTATATTTTTAGCGGCAACAATCAGTACCTTTGCAAAGCAGGAGAGCACCGGTGCATCGACCTTGCAATCACAGATCAGACACAATACACCGTTGCAGGGCAGGCAGAGACCGGAGACCCGGAGCAGTACAAGGCATTTGCGTATATCCCGATTCCGTCCGGTGCCAATACGTCGCAGGGCTCCATCCGTGTTATGGACCGCAACAACATTGATTATACTGTCTATATTTCTAACAATCCGGAATCTGGCAGCTTGTTTGCAATCAGTGCGATTGACAACCGCAAGCTCAATCAAGCGATTTACGGGGCAACCCCCGGTGCTGGAAAGACAGTTACCTGGGACGTGGTCACTGACCTTGACAAGCTGTATTATGTCAATGACGGTGCTGCCATCATCCTGTATTTTAAGCGCCCGGCATCTTATGACGTTACTGTGCAGGTATCGGGATTCTTGCCTGGTAACTCCCCGGTTATTCTCGACCGTGTCCGCAACATGGACGGTACACCCATGGATTTCCCCAGATGGAGCAACCATGACGGCATGACTGCTATCAAGGTTTTAAGACCTAACATTTCATAATCATTACTATTTCTTACCCACTCCCCTACCCTGCAGGGGTGTGGGTACTGTTATATGTGGGCACTAGCAGATTGCACAAAAATATAT